ATCTTGGTTCCCTTGCTTCCCTTGCGGACGTTGGCGCCCACTGCCTGCCATTGCTTATATGTGGCCCATGTCGACGCGGTAAACCCTCCACGGGCAGCGCTGGCCCATAGTGCAAGAACGTTCACGCCCCGATAGTGCTTGCCACTGGCAAGGTTCACCGGCATACCACCGGATACGCTATGCCATGGCATGCGCCAGTCATTGCCTTTCGCCTTGCCTGTTTCAATATCCGCGATGATCTGATCAGTAATGATGTCATATGCACTCATGGTTAATACCTCTTTTGTGTGTGTTCAGTGCCGATTGTACAGATACCACCAAACCCGTCAACACCTTTGAAACTATCGGTACATGCCCTGTCGATTAATAGCGCCTATGGATAATGTAGCTACCACATACTCTCTCCCTCTGCAAACTTTCCTAACCGTTCATGCCGTGAACGCTAGCTGCTAGCGCATGCAACTATCATGCCAAGTATAATCTGATCTATAGGTCAGTAAATGCGAATGTGTACCAATTTGGTCCAGATTAAAAACTGATGCCGAGGTCAGTTTATCTGACAGATATGCAAAAATCGTGCCAACTTAGTGTTATGTTATAACGTAACAGGTACTCTCCAGCAGACCCCCTCCCCCCCGTGAGATGGATTGGGTCCCATAGCATGTATTAACACACACAACCACAAGTGAAAGCAACTATTAAGGGGTTGTAATATAGCAAGAAAAAAATATTTTATATTGGGAACTAAATGTAGCTCAGGTCGAGGTAGACGACCTTCGCCTTCTATCGTAACTGGTTGATTTTATTACACAATAGAAAAAAGTTACTGTTAAGGGGTTGACACAGAGTTTAAAATATGGTACACTATAGATGTAATCTAGAGCAACGCTAGATACACCGCGTTGCGATCTGTTAGGTAAATAAGTTTAATAGTTTATTTGTTATTAACATCTATCTATCTAACATCAACATCTCTAGTTTTACATTTAAAAGGACACAGGTCTATCTCCATCCTTGAGATCCGCAAAGTCTGGCTTGTAAAAAAAAACAAAGGAAATTAGGGGAAAAGGGTTGACATTGTGTCTAAAATATGTTACACTGTAGTTGTAGTATAAAAAAATTCAATGGGCTAAACTCCAAAGGAGAAAGCAAATGTCAAAAGCATTTATGTATGATGGCACTTATACAACAGACTTTGGTGCCAGAGCACAAACATTGGTCAGCAACATTAAGTCTAGGGCAAAAAGAAAAGGCTTAGACTTTGACTTAGACTACCATTGGTACATGGAAAAATACGAAAAGGGTGTTTGCGAAGCTAGTGGCATTCCTTTTGAAGAACCAGAGTACAATGGCAAAAAAGGCAACAGAAACCCTTGGGTGCCTAGCGTAGACAGGATTGATAACAACAAGGGTTACACAAAAGATAACTGTAGGCTTGTTTGTTTTATCTTTAACATTGTTAAAAGTCAGTTTACAGACGAAGACTTTGAAAAACTTTGCCGGGGCTATTTGATAGCTAAAGCCGCAGAAAAAGCTCAAAGCAAAAGCGAGGCTTGATATGGAAACTGTACTATTAACCCTTGCCTTGGCAACCTGTGTAGAGAATACGGCCTCGTGCAACATCGAGGAAGGGGTTGAGGGCAACAAAACCTTGATCACGGCTTGCGGCCTAGCCCCGGACAAACAAGGGCGGCCCATTACGATTGAATCAAGGGTACAGGGCAAAGAGTACGTTATCGTCTTGGAACCAAAATGCTCGGAGGCTTAGGTGCCTGTAACAAAGTGTAGTAACGGAAAGTACAAGATAGGCTCTGGTAAATGTATGTACAAAACCAAAGCCTCAGCAGAAAAAGCACAGAAGGCGTACAAGGCTTCAAAAAATAGGTAAAAGTATGGCGTGGGATAACCGAGGCAAAGCCGAAGGCTCCAAACAAACGCAAATCCAAAAAGGCGAAAAGAGATCACCCGGAAGACCCAAGGGCGCTAAAAGCAAAAAGACAATTATCGAAGCGGCTGTCCAGACTGCGCTTGTCAACGAACTAGAACAAGACGCGATGGAGATTTACCAGAAGGCCGCACAGATGGCTAAGGAAGGCGACAAGACAATGATTAAACTTTTCCTTGGCAGGCTCCTACCAGAGCTTAAAGCCACGGGAGAAGACGAGACAGGCAAAGGCTCGGGTGGTATCCAGATCATTGTTAACCAAGGCCACCAGCCAGAACAAAAAGAAGTTATCAGCGCAGAAGACATTTCCGACGCTGTAACCGTTTCAGAATTGAACAAAGACGAGAAAGAAGATGGCTGAAAAAAAGGATGGACTTTACAAAAACATTCACCAAAAAAGAAAGCGAATTAAGGCTGGCTCTGGTGAACGTATGAAACGTAAAGGTGAGAAAGGCCGTCCCTCGGCAAAAGACTTCAAGGAGTCTGCAAAGACTGCGAAGAAGAAATAATTTTTTAGGAGAGTAACTATGTATAAGATGAAAAATAAATCAATGGGCAAGATGAAAGGCGACGGCATGAGCGGTCAGGGCAACGAGGCTATTGCTATGGCTGGTGAAAAGACCAAGGACTACGATGCAGCCGCCAAGATGGCAAGCCCCGGCAGCAAGCCAAAGCAGCAGGCGTAAAGCCCAGTTTTGACTGAAGCTCAAACACTAGATTTTAATCTTCACCCCCGCCAGTTTGAGGTCTTCAATGACCCCGCTCGGTTTAAGGTTGTAGCCGCCGGGCGTAGATTTGGTAAATCCTACCTAGCTAGGGTTATGCTTCTCATCGAAGCAATGAAAGATAAAAACGAAGAAGGCTACGATCTAAAAAACAGAGCAGTGTACTACATTGCTCCTACGTTTGAGCAAGCAAAGCGGATCATGTGGGGCGAGCTTAAAGACATGGGCCGCCCCGTGATAGACTCCACACTAGAGAACCAAGGCATCATCAAGCTCATTAACGGGCGAGAGATCCATCTCAAAGGCGCTGACAGACCGGATACCTTGCGTGGTGTAGGTCTATCTTTTGTGGTAATGGATGAATATGCCTTCATGAAGCCAGAGGTCTGGGAGTATATCATTCGCCCAACACTGGCTGACTGCCGTGGCGGGGCCATGTTTATTGGTACACCCGAAGGCAAGAACCACTTTTTTGACTTGTACGAAGAGACAAAGAAGTACCAAAAGCAGTGTGAAAAGGAAAACAAGTCCCCTGAGTGGTCTTCATTTACGTTTTCCTCGGCTGAGAACCCAACAATCCCTATTGCAGACGAGATTGAGCGTTCGATGCAACAGGGCACCCCAGCAGAAGTTATTCGACAAGAGTATTTTGCGTCTTTTCAGGCTGCTGGCGGCAAGATTTTCAAAGAAGAATCGTTCAAATACAAGGATTCCGAGCCGTCCGAAGGCTCTTACTACATTGCAGTGGACCCAGCAGGCTATGAAGAAGTCTCTAAAAAGGGCGCAAGAGAGGATAGGCTCGACGAAATGGCAATCGCCATCGTCAAAGTCGGCACTTTCGGATGGTACGTTGCTGAAATTCGCACTGGCAGGTGGAATGTTAGGGAAGCAAGCATCCAAATCCTGAAAGCAGCCAAAGATTACCACGCTCTTACGGTAGGAATCGAGCGAGGAGCGCTAAAAAACGCTGTTATGCCGTATCTTACGGACCAAATGCGGCGTTTAAGCATTTTTCCACACATTATCGACGTTACACACGGCGGTAAAAAGAAAACAGAGCGCATCGCGTGGGCATTGCAGGGCCGAATGGAACACGGAAGGCTGTTTTTACCAGAAGACACCTCCGATTGTGAAGATCCAAAGTGGGTTAGAAAATTTATTAACCAAGCACTTGACTTTCCAAACCCCATGTCACACGACGACATGCTTGACGCTCTAGCATACATCGACCAAGTTGCTACTACATCCTACATTGACGAGGATGATTTTGTAGATGACTGGGAACCATTAGATTCTATTGCAGGCTACTGATATTATGGCAGTTAACCCAATCGTAGA